CTAGTGGCCCTTCCAGATCCATCAACAGCCTGGTTCGAGGCACAGCAGCTCATAATTCCCCTCAGCAACCTGGGCCTCAACTACAGCTCACAAGGCCCACTCGGGTTCGGCTTCGGATACAGCCCAAGACAACAGCTCTTCACCCAATACACCTATGTAGCCGGCTTCGTGAACACCGCGATCGCAACAGCGACCGCAGGAGCAACCAGCCTGACCGTAACTGACGGCACAGGCTTCATCGCCGGACAGCAATACAGGATCTACGATGGCGCAAAGAGCGAGCGCATCACAGTAGCGAGCACATACACCAACGACTCGACAACTGTGCCACTAACCGCGCCACTAACACACACCCACAACGCAGGGGTAGCGATTGGCAATATGCCAAACGCGATAAAAGAGGCTTGCATCCTGATCACAACATCATTCTTGAAGGTTCGAGGCGACAACTCGATGACCATGAACCTCACAACACAGCCAACGACCAACATCGCAAACAACCAGCGATACAGTAGAGAGATCGACTTGGCCCTAGACATGGTGAACAAGTATCGAAGGATTAGATAATGGCAGGGCGCACAGGGGTACGAGCAACCCTCGCAGCATTTATCTCGAATCCACCGATCGATACGCTCAACCAAGTATTCACATCCTTCCCAAAGCGCATCAACTACCAAGTAAATGCGCAACCAGGACAGCTGACAAGATCAGCAGCAGTAATCTTCATAGCCGCAGAAAACGAAACACGCCTAGCGATCGGCGGAGCGCATAGCGGCTGGAAGCGCGTGGACTACACAGTCGTCATACAGCTCTATACGCACTCCATGCACCGGAATGCCGAAGATGCAATGACCGACTTTGATACCCTCGTGGACAACATCAAAGAAAGACTTCGGTCTGATCACAACTTCGGGGATACAACAGGCAACCTCGTATGGCAAGGAGCAGAACCGAGGATCGCAGCTCGATACGGAGAACCAGCGACCAGCAATGAGGGCGCAACGGAAACCTATGCTGAGTTAGAATTTGAAGTGACCGAAATGATCCAGGCATAAGGAGCACAATGAAACTGAGATATAACGGAACAGATGAACGCGTGTTCCCTGCTTTGGGGATCACAGTCAAACCAGGTGATGAGTTTGATGCGCCCGAAGGATTTGCACATCCAGACTGCGCACCGGCAGGAGCACCAAAGGTAGTACCAGCAGCACCAACAAAACCGTCTGCCCCGACAGACCAGAAAGTAGGAGAGTGAATAGATGACCGTACAACAATCGGTACGCTCGTACCTCGGTATCGCTAAAGAAGTAACAAAGGGTACGGTCGTAGCACCAACTGACTTCATCCCTGTCGCAAAAGACAGCCTAAAGCCAGTAGATGTTATCGATCCACTCTATGACACAGGACTTCGTGGCTCAAATGTAGTCAACTACAACTACATTCCAGGCCGCACCCGATCAACAACCGACTTCGGTGGCGCAGTATTTGCAGACACCGTTGGTTATGCGATCGCAGGACTTCTTGGCGAAGTATCAACCGTAGGAGCATCCGCACCATATACACACACCATCGCTCTAAAGAACAGCCTCACAGCAGGAGCAGATGATCAGCCAATCAGCTACACGCTGACAGATTTCTATGCAGCAGGAAATAGATCCTACCCAGGCTGCCAATTCTCCGACTTCTCCCTACGCTTCAACGCAGACGGAATGTTGGAATATGATGCAAAGGCAACAGGCTGGGCATCAACAGCACCGGCATCGACATCGCCAACCTTCTCGACCTTGCTACCAACTCCAGTATGGAGAGGAACAGTAAGCATCGGAGGCAGCTCAGTATCAAACGCCATGACCGGCAACATCGACATGAAGCGCAATGTCACACCGGTGTACGGAATCAGCAGCACACAGAACCCATTCCAAGTGTTCCTCGGCCCACTCGAAGTGACAGGCAAGATCACCTTCATCATGGAGAATGACACCGAACTAACACGCTACCTGAACAACACCCAGCCAGCGATCGTGCTGAACTGGAACTACGGCACAGGAGCAAACGAGGTTCAGATCCAAGCAACCATCACAAAGGGCGCATACACCGCAGCTGTGATCGAACGCGGCGAGGACTATGTCAAAGTCACAGTCGACATCAACGGACAAGGCAACACAACTGATGCAGGAACATCCGGCGGATTTGCACCTATCAAGTGGGTGCTAAAGAACGCAAAAGCATCAGGCACTTACGCCTAAGAGATCCAGAGCAGGGGCGTTGGTCGATAACGGTACGCCTTCCCCGTTATCCCACGCCCCTGTCTCCTATCAGTTATGATGTGAGAAGGCACAACAACCAGGAGGCAAAATGTCTAAGTCAGTAACACTTCCATCCGGAGCAACAGCAAAACTTAAAGATCCAAAACTACTTAAAGTCAAAGATCGCAAAAGAGTGCTACGCACATCCGAAGTAGAAGGCGGAGATTTATCTAAAGCGATGGCATTGTCAGATGCACTAATCGCCATGCTGATCGAAGAATGGTCATTCGACCTGCTCATCCCAGCAGTAAAAATCGAGAGCCTAGATGAACTAGACATGGCAGATTACGATGCACTCGTAGAGCACACCAAAGAGGCACAAGAAGTCTTGTTCCCATCACTCGCTAAGACTGATGAGAACGAGAAAAACCCAAAAGCGACTACCGCCGACTCGAACGGCTGAAATGGCTCATCGAGGGAGGAGAGAGGCACGAAGCCTTTGACTACCCCGATGAAGAATGGATGTACTACATAGCGGCAGAACGCTTTGGATGGACACCCACTCAGGTAGATGATCTACCGGCTAATACGGCGGATTGGCTCTTGGCGATAGCAGCACTCGTAGATGAGGTGAAGGCCAACAGAATGGAGAGATCATGAGCACCAAGATCACGATCCCCAATCTAGAAGAAGTGATTAGAGCCTTTGCAGCAAAAGAAGATCAGATCAACGATGCGGTGAGCTACGCAATCCAGATGGCAGGGTTCGCAGTAGAACGACAAGCAAAACAAAACGCAACAGGCAGACCAGGCCCTAATGTTCAAACAGGCAGCCTTCGCCGCAGCATCAACACATCAATACCGATCAAAGGATTTCAAGGACTCTACACAGTCACGGTATCTGCAACAATGGTCTATGCAAGAGCAGTCGAACTTGGACACCCAAGATGGAAGCCAGGCGTAAAATATCCATACTTAGGGCCGGCGGCAAGAGATCTAAAAGCCAACGGAACTCTAAGCAGAGTTTTTACCGGTGCTTTGGCTTCAAGAATGAGGGGTTAATGTGACAGCGATACCCCCAATCCTGGTACAGATCCAAGCCGATGTTGCGCAGCTCAAAGCAGGACTGGCCCAAGCTCAATCTGCGATCAAGGGCGTAGATGACAATGTAAAAGTAGCCGATAGTGGTATGAAGAAAATGGTCGGCACACTCAAGAATATGGCCGGCACACTTGGCGTTGCCTTTGCAGGAGCACAACTTGCTAACTTTGCAAAAGAATCAATTATGGCTGCATCCAGCATGGCAGAGTCACTCTCCAAAGTGCGCGTGGTGTTTGGAGAAGGCGCAGCTGAAGTAGAAGCCTTCGGAAAGAGCGCAGCCGAAAACCTGGGTATTAGCAATCAAGCAGCTCTAGAAGCAGCCGGAACATACGGCAACCTCTTCCAAGCATTTGGATTAGGCCAGGGCCAAGCGCAAACAATGTCAACATCGCTGGTGCAGCTCGCAGCAGACATGGCCTCCTTCAATAACACCTCGATCGATGATGCCATTACCGCTTTGCGATCAGGATTATCCGGAGAAACAGAACCACTCAAGAGATTCGGTGTAGCACTACAAGACACCCGACTAAAGACCGAAGCATTTGCGATGGGCTTGATCAAGAGCACCTCAGATGCGCTGACCCCAGCAGCTAAAGCACAAGCGGCCTACGCAATCATCATGAAGGACACAGCTCTGGCACAAGGCGACTACGCCCGAACCGCAGACGGCACAGCCAACACGATGAAAACACTTCAAGCCAAAATGGAAGATGCAAAGGTGGCACTAGGAGATGCGCTAATGCCAGCCTTCCGCGCACTTCTAGCAATCCTCAACCTTGCGATACCAATGCTGCAAAAACTAGGAAACTTCTTCAAAAACAACCAAGACGAAATCAAGGCATTTGCGATCGTACTTGGCATAGCAGCAACCGCCTGGGGCGTATATACCCTTGCAGTAAAGAGAGCAGAGATCGCGCAGAAACTATTGAACCTGGCACAAAAGGCTAACCCGATAGGACTGATCGTAACCGCAGTCGCGCTGCTGGCGGCAGGAATGGTGAAGCTCTACAAAAACAGCGAAACCTTCCGCAACATTGTGATCAGCGTAGGCAAAGCCGGACTGACAGCCTTCGCATCGATCATACCGATGGTAGGTAAGGTCGGAGAAGCCATCGCCAAACTATTGCTCACACCACTAAAAACACTTTTGGGCGCACTCTCCAAACTCCCAGGAGTAGGCAAGTACGCAAAATCCGGACTGGATATGCTCAACAACGGCCTGGATGGAATCAGCGACTTTGCAGATAAGGCAGCAAAGAAAGCCAATGATCTAATCAAGACTCTAGACAATGTGGGCAAAGCAAAAGCCAAAGCTGCTAAAGATGTTGAGACAACAACAAAGAAGGGCAAAGGCACAGTCACCGAACAAGTAGATGCTAAGGCCTTAGAAAAAGCCGCCAAAGAAGAACAAAAGCGACTAGATAAACTAAAAGATTACAAAAAAGATGTCGAAGATATCTACCGCGAAATGAACGAGACGATCGTAGAGGCCCAGGAGAAAGCAGCAGAGGCCCTAGAAACTCGCAACGAGCGCATGGCAGAGGCACAGGAACGCTACAACGAAACAGTAGCCGACCTCAATGCCAGATATCAAGAGGCAATTGCCGATGCCGAAGAACGCGCCGAGGAACAAAGAGCAGATGCCAGAGAGAACTTCCGCAAAGCTGAGTCAGAGGCAAAGAAACGATTTGCAGCTGCGCAGATCCAGATCGCAAAACAATATAACGACAAGATAACGGATCTAGAAAAGACCCTACAGAACAAGATTACCGACATCCGCGAATCGGCTGACAAAAAGAGAGCCGACCTTGCAGTCAAGGCTGCCGAAAAACAAGCCAGTATTGTCCAGCAATCGATGGATCGGTTGAGATCAGCATTCGCATCCAAGACCGCATTCAACCTGGGCGAAGCGATGGCCGGAGGCAAGACAGCAGATGCCCTCTTGACCGATCTAAAGAACAAACTTGCCGAGGCAAAAGAGCTGCAAGCAAACGCAGCGATCCTTGCCGGTATGGGCTACAGCCAGACCTTTATCGAGCAAGTCGTCAAGAACGGCCCAGAGGCCGGCAACAAGATCGCAGAGGCCCTCAAAGAGGCATCCCCAGAGGCAACCAAAGAACTACAACTCCTATACGGACAAGTCGAGAACATCTCCGAAACAGGACTAGATGCCCTTGCAAAGACTATGAACGCCGGAGGCAAACTCGCCACCTCGCAGCTCATGGAGGCCTACAACCAAGTAGCGACTGACCTGAAAGATTCGCTTGCCACCGTAGATCAGGAAATGAAGGAATCGCTGGCAGATGCCAACGCAGCCTATGCAGCAGCCATGATCGAAGCAAAGGCAGAGCGCGATGCTCGCATGACCGAAGCCATGACCCAGATGACCGAAGCAATCGCAGAGGCACAGGCGACCCTAGATGCCGCGCTTGCCGAGGCAGAAAAGACCCTAGCCAAAGCAAGAGCGGAGGCACAAAAGAGGCTCAACGAGGGGCTAGCAGAGGCGCAAAAGACCCTACAAAAGGCACTCGAGGATGCTCAAAAGCAATACGAA